ATGGGCTGGTATCGACATTATTTCAAAGACATTTACAGGCTATCCTTACAGGAAGCAGTAAAGGGTAGTGTTAAACTTGTGATCAGTCATGATGGGCAATACCATTACTTTTTAGATATACCAAAACGGCAACCAGGCCCTAGACTCAATATCTTTGGGCACGGGGATCCAAACAAAGCCCTTTTTCAAGGGCATTCTGTGGATCGCCCTTTATCTGGCACCGAGGTGACTGGCTTTCCTTGTAGGGAAAGGCTACCTCAAGCTCATTCTTTATCACCAAGTGATCTTGCAGAAAGCATAAAGCCGCTAATCTCGATATATTGCATACGGAGTATCCGGTTGGTTGCGTGTTATACCGGGAAAACAGGCTTTGCTAGAGCTTTGGCTTATTTAACGAGTTTGCCTGTTAAAGCTCCAATACATCATATTGATGTAATGGAATTTGTTACTACTGGTCGTTACTGGATAATCAAGCCACAAGAAGAGGAGTTAAAGGAAATGGAACGAAATTTCCGGTGGTTTGGTCTTAGCCAATAATCACTGAAATGCATCACAAATTCAGGTGCGGAATTATATTCGGCTCCCCCTGTTACTACTGCATATCGCCATACCTCCCCACAGCGTTGACGTACTTTTCTGAGCTTTTCGGTTGCTCCCCCGATCATTCAGTCTTGATAAAACAGCCATAAGTTCCATTGGTGTTATTTCGGCAATAGGTTTGCCGCCTATATAAGGAAAAACATCTTTTGAAAAATTGTAGAGATTTAGGAAGATGCCGCGAGACTTCAAGAGATGAGGCAAGCAGTAATTATATTGATTTTCTTGGAATTAATTGACTCTCATAGATCATGAGAGAAGTTGATTTCCCATGCATGAATAGAACTTGATTATTAATTAATTTATTTTAAATAATAATATTTTTTATATTTTTAAATCTATACAAATTTCTATACAACTTACATTATGCTAAGGCATCTCACCAGCTTTATTGTATAGCTGATATGTTTTTGGCCCGTGATCTGGTATCCCCACACTCAATAAAACGAGGTCAGTACGTTTAAAGTACCAACCTTGTTAAGAGGTTGCGACGAAATTCGTCGTCACCTATGGAACGATAGAAGAGATCGCCAACTGATAGCCCTGCCAGTAAGAAGCTTTCCCCGTAACCGTGATCTCCTGACCTTTGCGCAATAGCATGACCGATAGTGCTACTTCATCAAAGCCCACGACACGTAACGGATAATCACTGCGCTTCTCGCTTTGTACCTGCATATTAGCGACGGCCATTACTTTACCTGTCTGTCACTTGATGCGCTTCGGGGCTACGGTGATCTTACCTGTGACCGTGGCGATGGTAGCGGGTGCGTTCTTCTGCTTTCTTCGTGCCATATTCCACCGTCTATAGATGATTGTTTTTTTCAATCATGATAATAATCAGTTAGTTAAATCACTGAGAACGTAATACATATTCAGTTTCTGAGTTACATACGGGAAAATCCCGCATGTATATAGATAAAGGTATAGAGGAAATCACAATACCCAAGATGGGATATCTCACCTTTAATTCAGCACGCTTCCGTTTGAAACGGAAGTGTGAAATTAACTGTAGGGATTCCTTAGATTAAGAAGTCACTGATTTGGAAGGCCTCTCACTTTACTAAGCATGAGGACTACGAGACTTATTTGGAAAATTCCAAAAAAGCTCGTCTGAGAACTGAGTACCCTAATTGATGTTGTTAAGTGGGCAATGATGAGCAGCCGTGAGATAGCGGAACTGACAAATAAAACGATATCACATATCCATGTTGATATTTGGAACATGTTGGAGCAGCTTTACTACATCAAAAAAGATGATCGGAATTTCGATCATAATAAAAATCAACAAGTTAACTTGGTTAAAGGTGTAATAGCAGTTATCGACAATCGCGGGTACGTATCTGAGTTCTTACTCGACCGCCGCCACACTGAAATTCTTATCACTACCGACGAAATTCGTCGTCAGTCACAGCGTACATTTTTGTGCCAAGAACACTAAACTCATTTTCATAATTTCTTTTCTCTTTATATATAAGTTAAGCAAACGGTGTTGTCTCAGTTGCCTCGGTTGTCTCAACCGACTTAATATATTGTTTTATAATGATTAATATCTAAAAATTGAGACAACCAAGCCTATTTTATGTTGTCTCAATTTTATCTTTTTTATCGCAAATAATTTTTATGTTTTTGATAAATAAATATTTAATCTTGGATTTGATGTTGTCTCAATGAATAACCTTAGAACACCTATCTACCCAATAAACTATAATGGATACGTGATCTTATCGACAGCATATTTATCGACGGATCTAAATTCTTTACCGCCGAACCGGCATCATCAACTGCACACTGAGAGACGAGACATGAGTAAGAAAAACGAATTAGTAACTATCGACTCAAATGAACTCCCAGTAATCGAATGGCAAGGCGTCCGCGTTGTTACCACGGAAACATTGGCGGCTGGGTATGGCACAGAGGCGACAAACGTTCGCTCCAATATTGCTAACCATCGCAGTCGTTTTATTGAGGGTGTTCATGTATTCACCCTTAAAGGTGATGATTTTCGAGCATTTATTAACCAAGTCAATAACATTGACTTGGTTAATAAACACACAAATCAAGTCACTCTTTTTACAGAGATCGGTGATTTTATAATCAACGAGTGCTAAGATTGGAATAAGATAATCATTAACTCAGAACGCGGAGGGATTACAGCATGGGCGTAGTTATCACAAGACTTGAGTCTTTTGTTGTCAATGTTATCCATGATGACATGTGGATTGCTGAGTGTGATGAGCTTGGATTGGTTACAGAAGCCAAAACTTATGATGAATTGATAGAGAAAGTTTGGGAAATAGCACCTGAGCTTTATGAGATTAACGGTCTGGGCGACCAGTCTGAGGTCATTCGCCTTAAGTTTGTCCAAGAGCAATCATCTGATTCAAGGGTGGTACTCTAATGGGATCGGGTTTATATCCACAACTCAAAGTTATTTTACTGGCACATGGCTGTTACTTTGTCAGGCAAGGCAAAGGTAGTCATGAAATATGGCGTAGCGATATAACCAACAAAGCATTCAGCGTGCCATACACTATAGTTTCCAGACATACCGCCAATGCAATTCTACGACAGGCGGGTATTAAAGAGAAAATTTGATAATTGTCACTCTACCCAAGAATAAGCCCCATCACGGGGCTTTTTTTTGACCTGCGGAATATGACCTCGTTAGTTAAGCCTGATCTAAGCCCAAATTCGGGCTTTGCTGTCATTATCCAGCACCTGTGTCCAAGTAACCTATTGAAAATACGTAGATTTATTGCTTTTGCCCAGTACCATAAATCAACCGTAGGGATTTCCGCAACGGTTGATTAAGTCATTGATTTTTCCGAGGCCGTCACTTTGACCGTTTGGGACATCTCAATATTATCGGTGTCTAAATTACGACCAGACTGCAAATATGCCGTCTGATTATTTTTCAATGAGTCAAAAAAGGAGGATTATCCTATTTAACTTTCAGGGTTTTCGCCTAAAATCACAAAAAAAAGACATTTGCAACATATTTATTTTTCCTTTATAAAACAATTTATTATGTGCATTTTGTAAAGAAAATTAGTTGTAAAATGTCTCAAAAAAGACAGAAATAATAGAGAATATTCACGCCTTAAGATATACTCCCCGGTGAGAGTTATCAATTTGATAACACGGATTCATTGGAGGTTTCTATGTTTTGCGAAATAAAAGTAGCCCAAATGGCTGCGTACCTGCTATCGAAAGGTGGCGGGCGCATGGCATACCTGAAACTCATGAAGCTCATGTATCTGTCTGACAGGGAGCATATGAGGAAATACGGGGAGTCAATCAGCGGTGACCGTATGGTATCTATGCCTCACGGACCTGTGCTTTCATATTCACTCGATTTAATGAATGGCTCTAGCCAAGGTTCAGATGAGGGCTGGGGAAGGTGGATTGCTGGCGCTAGTAATTATGAACTGGAAACAAAGCTACCATCAGTTGAGCGCGATGAATATGACGAGTTAACAGATGCTGAGCTTGCTGTTCTGAATGGCGTTTATTCAGAATACGGTCATATGACAAAATGGCAGATAAGGGACTACACACACTCGCATTGCCCTGAGTGGATCGATCCTCACGGTGGCTCATACCCGATCGACCCAAGAAACGTTTTCCTTGCCCTTGGAAAATCAAATGAGGTTGCGATACAGCTTGCAAACAGGATGCGAGAACAAAACGAACTAGATCGAGTTATTAGCGGATTAGTATGACAATTAACTTTGCACCTGTTAAAAAGGGAACCATAATGTTGCTTACAGGTGCGAAGCAACATTTGTTCTCCATTAAATGGTGCCTATCATCAAAGAGCTATTACCAAAGTGAGGAACCCCTGAGATTAAGGACTCCTTAAACTAAGGAATCCCTGAGTTCACTTTCACGCCTCCGTTTCAAACGGAAGCGTGCTGAATTAAGATGGGAAAACTTCATTTTTTGCATAGATACGGAAGTCACTAGATTCACCGGACAAGGAATTCTACATTTATATCTATATTCGGTTCACTTCCGTAGACTCTAATTTGATTACAGTTGGCATCTTCATTACAAACTGCGCTCTTAACAATATCCGGGCACCCTTCAATCACAGTATACCAACCTGAATCGTATCCATGCTCAAAATACAAAGTGCAACTCATAAGACCACTAGAAACATCCCATTCCACCCGCTTAGTTCCAAATGCACAGCCACTAAATAAATTATCGTTGTCCTGTAAGTAGACACTTTGCTGGTTACCGGGCGCAATACTTATCTGATCTGCGCCACTGTCATACATGCATTCAGTGCTTCTTTTAGTCATCGTGAGGCTATTTTCAGAAAAAGAGGAATTCTTTAATTCCACATTATATTCAGCAGAAAGAATCTTTTGTTTTTCTGTATTGGTGTTTTCTTCAAACGCGAAAGCAAGGGATGCCAGTAAACAAGTTAACATGACGAAAATGGCGTTAGATAATATTTTCATACTCCCCCCTTTTAATGAAATCACTTAATTATTACTTCATCATTAATAGAGTACTGAAATGATAACTGCTATATCATGTAGGTTATTCACCTGTCCGCTTTAGTATAAATAACCCCCTCCGATAAACGTTACTCAAAAATCCACAGGTTACTGAGGTAGTTCAATATACTCCTGCTGCTAGACAGACCGAATATATTAATGAGTGATGATGATTGAATAAATTGATTAGATTTGTGTGGGGGATTATACAAGTTGGGGAAAATTACATTTATAAGTATGTAATAATGGGTATTTTTTTCAATTTGAAATATATTCTTTATCACACTCCTATAAATTAGCTCTCTTTCCATGTCACAGATTAAGAAACATCCGATCACATATTAGCAGAAGTGATTTAGTATGGTGCCCTGTAAATAAACAGAACAAGCAATAAATGATATTCTCACTATATAGAATTATAAATATAACTCTAATAGTCCCAGTATTCTATAAGGAATTTATATAATTATAATTAATTATTATTGTGAAATTAGATTGATTTATTAATATAATATAAGGCTGATATCTAAATAATTAAAGTAAAATCAAACCATTGCAATATTGGCATTTATTAGCTGTGTGACACAACCAGAATTGCAGCGTAATAATCCGACCTTTTCTGACACGGTATCCGAATTGAAACTATACCGTGATATTTCAATCATGGCCGCAGATCTTCTTAAAATTGACAAAAATGTTCTGGAAGAGCTAAATCAATATATAGATTTAGCTGATGCTTTGGCTAAAGCTATTGATGCTGATGATTGTGATGCATTGTGTGGCGCAATATCGGCATTAGATGAAAAACCTTATATTTAAATTAAACCGAGTAAATTAATCACCCATTAAAGGAGTTGATATGACTCAAAAATATGATTTTAAAAGAATTTTTGATCTGCTTGATAAAATGGAATCATGTTTAAATAAAATTAAGCATCTAAACCGCCAGTTGGATAAAGGCCTTGATGTAACTTCAAAAGCAGCTTGATTTAAATATAATGAAGCCCTCCACGCGAGGGCTTTTTTGTCACGCCACCCATCCTCACTTCGGCGGTTCCGGCCATGCGATATCGGGGGCAGTGGAACAGTCTACCCGGTTGAGCAGGACACGATATTTTTTCCAGGCGACAAGAGCCGCTTTTTCTTCCTTCGTGGCCATGTCGAGGTCAACGGCGTCCTGTAACGGGGCAATGGTATTTGCCGCCTGTGACATGCGATAACGCTTCTTTGATTCGGCCTGTTGCTGTCGTTCCTCCGGTGTCGGCGGGGGAATATCTCCCCATACAGGTAATCCGTCATCACCCGCTATGCACCTTTTCCCCGCAGGTGGCGCCATGAATTTGCGATAAATCTTATCACTGACCTCAACCCCGTCATCCGGCCACGTTCCCGCATCAATATACAATTGCTGCCAATCAATGGGGTAGAATGCGTTATTTTTTGCACTATAAACGTACCTCTTTCACCTCAATAGCCAATCGCCATCCACGAACAATGCAAGGAAACATTCGTCAGAAATCGGTCTCCTACGGAAACAATACTCCCCACTATAAACTCATTGAGTGAGACGGGATAGCTGAGGGCTATTTCCACGTGAGGTGTATCATTAGGGTTCGCACTTATCGTCACCGAACACACTGATCGGGGAAAAGGGGCGGGGAAATTTAACTAATTGACCATCACTGTATATTCCATTGCCCCACTGAATAATGACCCCGTTCACGGTGTCCCGATACCATCCATTTGTTTCTAACAACGCCTCGGTCGGTGGATTATTCGGACTATAAACCCGGACTCCACCCGCTTCATAAATACCGTTTCCTGACACATTGCCTGTCACATCAACATTTCCATTGATGACGCCGCCTGTTTTGGGGTAAGCACCAATGTCATCAGGTGTCGGCTTATTAATCGGGCTGTAAACCCGGATTCCACCCGCTTCATATACCGCAGTACTTGATAAATACCCCGTCACATCAACATTTCCATTGATGACGCCGCCTGTTCTTGGAAAGGCGTTTTGTGCCTGCTTGACCGTATCCCGTAACCCCAGATTGTCCACAAACGCCCCCTTATCCGGGATATCCGCCCCGTTCTGCGCTTTGTCGAGGCGGCGGTTGGCGTTGTCGTTGGCATTAACTGCATTTTGATTGGCGGTGTTGGCTTGTTTCCTTACCTCGTTCAACGCAGGATTGGTTGCGTAATCCCCTTTGTCTTGTTTGGTGTTCAGGGCATCGGTAACCGCATTCTGACTCATCACCTGCGTTTTACTGCTGCCGACTGATTGCACCACATCAGAGCGATTGAGCTTTTTGTTTAACTCATCCAGAATTTGAGTCGTGCTCACCTGTTTCCATGCAGCATTAATTTTCTCAGATGGTTCTTTGTTAAAATTAATTTTGTTGTTATCCGCCAGACTCTGAAACTCTCTGGTTTCATCATCGGATTGCAATATCGCCCCTTTGGGATAGCCACCAATTAAGTCAGCATACTCTTGGGAATACTTAAACTTCCCACCTTTGGATAAGTGCACGATATTGTCCGAAATCTGATTCAAAATACCGTTAAAATCTCGTCCGCTGGGTGGCAATCCGCCCGCCGTTACGGGCATCATGGTAATTTGCGGGAAGCCTGTATCCCATGTTGCTTTCTGACTGGGTTGGTCTGATTTGTGATTTGCGGGAATATCATTTTTCTGCTCGCTCTGCGCGAAGGGCTTGGGTATTAAGTTTGGGTTTTTCATTATTCACCTATTGTGCAAAAGCGCCCTGATCGAAGGGTTGAAATCCTGTGCCGTAAAAACCGAAAAATTCGCCTGCCGGAAGTTCCACAACCGAAATCTGAACTCCTGACGGACGCGGTAAGATATGTTGGTGGTAAATCAGATTCTTTTCTAATTCAGATAATCGGTATTCAAAGACATACCGGGCTGTCATATGTCCTGTGATGAGGTAATACGCCCGCCCATTGAAAATACAGCTCTTCAGGAACCGATTAATATTCGGGGCGGTCGCATACAAGATATTCGAGTATGCCTTCATGAAAATCACATCCCTGTAAGTCGAGTCATCCATCTTGTAAGACGAATCAGATGTTCCATCACTATAAAATGGGGATTGGTCAAATGGCGTATACCTTTCCGTCTCTTTGAACCCAAAATAACCCATAGCCGGATCGGGTATGGATAAATCCCTGCTGATGCCAACAATCCGTCCCCATATATCCAGTCCGAAACCTTGTGCTGTGAGCACGTTGACCGCCAGATGGTAAAATTCATCCGTGCTGACTCTGGGGTCGATGGCGTCATTAAACTCGTTAAGGATGGTACAAATAGTGGGGCTGTTAGCGTATTGGCTAAGGAAAGTGTCTTTTATCTCAATCATGACGCTATCCTTATGTCATCCACTGACAACACCGGAAACTCATCAATACCAAACTCCAGATAATTTGCGGCTATTTCACCTTTCCTTGCTATCTGGATTGAAATCAGTCGCTCAGTAGTTGCTTGCGCTACAACGCAGATATAATCACTGGCAAGCAGTTTCTTGGCGATCCGCCCCTTTCCCCTGCCTGTGCTAAATTCCTTCATTACCGCATTTCGGGTCGCTTCCTTGTCTTGATGAGTTAATTTCAGTTTATCTTCAAAGGTGATAATAAACTCTACCGGAGTATGGTGTGGCCGGATAAATTTAATGTCATAAGTTGGCGGCATATAAGCAAAGTTCTCAGTGTCCTGATATTTCACTAGGGTATTTCCCACAAAAGAGCAGCCCGTGCCTGCCTTAATCAAAATCCGCCTGGCAATCTCATTGTCATCCCCGCCTACCACGGAAACTGCTATTGAATTTCGAATTAACGGGTAATTCGTCACACCTACGTGAATAGTGTTATCAGAGGGATTATCGATAACATAGCAGTCGATAACATCCTTAATATTAGCAACCGCACCCCGCGTAGCCGCATTAGTATTTTTGGCATTGACCGCCACCGACTGTTGACGCCTTAATTCAAATTCCTGCCGCGACTCCACATCCTTACCCACGATGGCTGCATGTTTATTAATAACTGAATCCACCCCAGTGATGTTTTTAACAACACGATTAATAGACTCAGCAGAAGCCCCAATTCGCCCCGTAATATCGCAGTGAACATGCACCGCAACTAAACCGTCATCACCTATCGTCACCTCAGCCCGTGTGCTCCATGTTCTCCCGGCATTATCTGAAACCTGAAAGCTTGCGGGGATAACTGTACCTGCCAGCCCGTTAATCGTTATCTCTGCTACGGATTTGGTCGCTTGTTTGCGTCGCAAAAAGTAAATATACCCCAACGCATCCTGCATCATGCCATCTGCATAACGAGGATCGAAGCTGTTCAAAAGGTTGATGAAGGAGTTACGTTCGTCGGTAATAATAGCAGTAAGAGTGGTAACTAACTGACCTTGCGGGGTCCTCATATCAGTATTGAGATTATCCCCAAAACATCCCTTGAGCACGCGCCACCAGCCATCTATCACGTCTTGGGTTGGAGGTGTCAATATTCCCTGTGACGTGATTTGTAATTTTGGGATCATAGTTCTATTACCCCCTGAAATCCGTCGATATCTGTAAAAATAATCCGCCCCTTGACTACTCGGTCATTTGCCGTACTCAGTTCCGCCGTTGCTGATATCACGCCCTCTACTGATCTGGCTGCATCCTCCAAGTACTTACGATACATTGCCAGTGAATATCGGTTCTTACCCAGAATTTCTTCCAGGTAGGGGATGCCATCACTTTGTGAGTAATACAGATCTTTCACAAATACCCGACAGGCATTGGCCACTGACTGCGCTCTGGCGTACTGATCTGAGGCCATAGCGATATTACCCGCCGCATCGAGAGTTAAATCCCATGTGGCAGGCATTAAAAATAATGTCCGCATAATTTAAGCCTTCTGGTTAGGTGGGCTGGTATTCGCACCTTGTCCGTGCTCTGGGTGAGTATGGCGGTTATATAGCTCACGCATACCTGCCATAGATTGGCTGTTAGTGGCTGCGTTGTCAGTGATATCACCCTTGGACTTAATGGTACTGGTTGTCTTCACAGGGGCATCCAGTACTATCTTTGTGGCTTTAATGTTCACCGCACCTGTCGAGACAATATTCATCCCATTATCCAGAAAATGAATAAACTGGGACGGCGTGCCATTGAGCAGACCACCAATGTAGAGACTGTCTGACATATCATATTTACGCTTACTGTCCGGTGGTGCTGCCCCTTTTACCCGTTTGACTTTGGAAATATCCCGGCTGGCTGTAAAGCAAAAGCCCAAATCACCGACCTTTGGGTCAAGAATGACCGCGTTCTTGCCACCCTGATAGCGGAAATACGGCACATTGTAGACCGTGGCATTTTGGTAGATATTGCCTGCCCCATCGACCTGTTGCACCAGGGGTAGAATATCGACATACCCCACAGGGCCAACACCTCCACCATGTACGTTCTCTATCCGGCAAATAGTCACTGTGCCTATCCTACCGATCAGTGACCAGATAATCGCTTCCTGGCTGAGCGCTCCACCTGCGGTAGTTTGTGGGTCATATAATGATACCCGTTCATTTTTTGATGGCGACATAACTATCTCCTCTCCGGCTGGCTGATACTTCCATTACCCACTGTGCGGATTCCTGCTCAGTTTCCAAGACAATACGAACACCGTAAACCAGCCAGTCACCGTTACAAATCTTGATAAGGCTGTCAGCAATACGCACGATGCCGCCGAACCGCACCAGCGGATCATAGAAACACTTAAACTCAATGCCGATTATGGTGGGTATAGGGTAGCCAATAAGTCCGGCTTCCGGTGAGATAGCCGGAATTTTTAAGTTTCGCCGGGGGGCATCTTTGTAAGTCACGGCAATGTTTTTATTTTCAATGTACAAATCCAGATCTGCGGCATAGGCCAACTGGCGGATTTTATCGATTTCAGTTCCGTTCAGATTCGGGTTGGATAGCTTGACGCTGACATCATTTGACTCAAAGGTGTAGCCCATACGTTTACAGATAGTCGCTATCATAGCGGCAACATCGTACTCACCCTTGTAACTCTCGGCATTAGCCCCAGCCATTTTATCCAGCACGGCAGTCTGTGACTCAATCACCAGTGACGCATTCGGCGCATCACCAAAATCCGGGTAAGCATAGGTGATACCACCTTTAAAGACTTGCGATAACTCTTCGCCTTCCTCACCCGCTTCAATGGTCACGGTATTTTGCAGTGCTCGTAACACATTCCACTTAATGCGAAGCAGCTTCTCCATCGTCTCTATCGGCAGACCATAGGCTTTAATTCGGGCATGAGGCGTAATTGCGCCATTGCCGTAATTGATTTCTGCGTTGATCCGAAGGCCGCTGGCTGAGAGCTTATTTTGGTTATCGGAAGTGAAAGATTCGTCTTTCCCGGAAAGGGTGAGCGTGATTTTGATTACTTTTCGGTTAAATTTCATCGTTCCATACCAGTTTATAGCGGGAACCGAGGCCTGAGTATTCAGGATCAGCATTCCCTTCAATATCCACGAAAACCAGCCATTGGCAGATATACGAAAGATTTTTACATACACGGTTACACACCAGATACTCACCGTTCTTCTGTACGGTGGCGAAAATAGCCTCCAGTCGGCTCTCAAGGGTCAGGTCGATTAAATCCGAGTCAATCGTGAATGATGTCGTTTGGTTTGGGATGGGTAAAATGGCGATTTCAACAAGCATTAAAAAAATCCTCCGCCACTGATTTGCTGCTGCCCCATGTTTAAGAGCTGTTTACTGCTATCAATGGCTTTTTCGAGTGCACCACCGATTTTCTCAATAAAATCTCCAGTATTCTTTAGTGTTGTTTTTTCCTTGCCCGCGGCTTCATTAACGCTACTGCTTACTTGCGATTCCACCTTCTGTGTCTGATCACCTGTGTCCTTTTTCTTGGCGTCATCGGGGTTTTTCACTTCTTCTTTGTCATATTTGATTTTTACTTCCCTGACCTCTTCCAGATGGACATTCACCTTAATCAGTGTGGCCCCGTCTTTGGCTTCCCTTGCAAGGTCATAGCCCGCAATGGCGGCATTGGTGTAGACGAATTCCGGTGTGACAACATGGAATTTCAGTGTGCTTTTCGCCAGAATCTCAAGCTGAGACAGAAAGGCACCTCGCTCCAGTGTGCCACCTGACCCCTTACTCAATTGAACTGTAACTTTGTAAGGCTCTCCGGTTTTGTTATAGCTGGCGAATGAGCCGTTCTCTATCGGAACGCTCACCACTCGATACTGATTCTGGTATTGCAGTGAGATGACGTTATCCGCCAGCAAAAGGGGGATACCAAATTGATTGAATATTCCCCAATAATTACCGAATAGCGTATTAATCAATGCAGCACCGCCCAGACTAATTCCTGCGTCTATCGCGGCGTTAGGGATCCCCTTCCAGTTGGGAATATCGGGCATTTTGGGTAATTCTGGCATTCCGAACATAGGACACCTCGTTTTTTGGATGTAAAAAAAACCGCAATTAAGCGGCGTTAGAAGTGAAAAACCCGCGCGCGGCGGCTAGGATTTGGATATGAAAAAACCCGCCGAAGCGGGTTAGTTATGCTATCTGTCTTTACTTATGATGTTAACAATATGATGGCATGACTCGTTTGAGAGGGGTCTTTTCCCCCATTTAGATAATTCACTAAAGGGTAGGTCGATGGCGCTCCACGGAATGACGCCATTCATACCAATGCCGTGAGGAGTTAATATATCTGAAAATGTCTTTTTAACAACATCATAGATACGAACTTCGCCCAGCTTAATGAGTTTGCTAGCCCATAAAGAACCGCCTGATAGGCTCTGAATATTGTCGCATACAATATGCTCATGTTTCGACAAGAGGCTTCCATATATAGAACTGGCTATTCCTGCTCCTTGAAAATCTGTATCTATATAGATACCTTTAATTTGCTTGCCGGTCTTGGCTAGACCATGATCAACAAAATTAAAATCATTATACGCGATTCGACCAATCAAAATATCTTCTAGTGGTTCGTGCATATCAAGAGAGAGTAGCTCATCAATGATTTGGTCAGTGCAATATTTGTACCCCCTTAAATGCTCAGCATGTTCAGAATAGAAACCAGGAGTAGTGCAACCCATATAGATTATATCTGAATAGAAATGATATTCACTCCCAACAAGGGCGTACTCTATTATTTTAAGCAGATCATCATCTTCTAATGATAAATGATGGTATTCATCAATAACACTCTTTGAGACGTAACTTGGCTTTTTGCTCAAGTCCTTCGAATACGAACTGATAAGATTAGGAGCCATCACTATCCCTATGAGAATTTAATGGGTAGTCGTTATTTTGTAATTATCAATGAAATTTTTAATAATAGACTCGATATGTTTCATGATGGAATTAATATTACCATCAAATTCTGGATATTGTTTTTCAGGAGCAACGAGATATTTAACTTTCTCCCTTCTGACAATTAACTCAGCAAATGGCACAACATAGAAATCATCACTCTTATTATCATCCTTAATAGTCACTATAAATAATTGTCTATTAACATCCTGCCTTACACTGAGGCGAAGGACGTTAAAAAGCTTATCCGTGTTCTTGTCCTTGAAAGAATCAATAACTTCTGTCAAGTGGCTAATAGTCTGTACAGATCTGGTATGTTCAGTTCTCATATAGCCCCCTAACGTTATGAAATTAAAGTAAATAGGTGATTAGCATTTATCTCATTGATAAATTACCTTAGGGTAATCATAGGGGCATCTTGCCATCAAATCAATAGCATTAGCTATATTGCTATTGTTTCGTTGATGATTAAAATGTATCAAACTGTTTCAATTTTCAGCCCTCCGTGGCTTAAATTTAGTTCAGCAAGCTGATTTTCTTTCAAGGCTGCTCTTCAGAGCTAACACTGGACCACTTACGTTGCTGAATGCTCCATTAAACGCGTGCGCTATATCTGGTGTTAAAACAGATAAATGCGGGTTGAGGGTGTCCCACGTATCTTTGAGGTGCATTATGTTTTTATACAGGGCATTAACGTTGCTCAGTTCAGATGACAAATCAACTTGCTGAGGCGCAGGCAAGGCCTCTTTACCTAAAAACTCACCTTCAATTACTTTGGTTGCCAGATACGCTATCGAATCGCTTTCCCTTTCCTGCTTCCAGTTCTTCCATTGCTTTCTGAGTAGTTGCGTTCGGCACTTTGATATCAAAAGGCAATCGCTGCTCATCCGCTATACGTAACATCAGCAAGCGGATAGCATCAGACACAGATAACCCCATCGCTTCCAATGCGGCGCTGGCACGCTCTTTAGTCTCTGCATCAATACGTGCACGGACATAAGTTTCAGTGGTCATTAGTCAATCCTCCGGTTATATATTAACCTAATTGTAGTCACAAAAAGACTACATCGCAATGAGGTTTTACGAAACTTTTGTAAACCCAACTAATGGCCAACAAAAAAGCCCGTAAGGATCCACTTACATAGATAACGCTTTCAGAACATTGACAGGATCTTTTTCTATCGCTTTCAACAAAGCTTTTGCTGGGCCTGTCGGTTCTCTTCTTCCTTGCTCCCAATTACGGAGGGTTCCAACATTAACAGAAATTAACTTAGCAAATCCTGATTGGCTTAATCCTGTTGCCTGGCGAATACTTTTTACTTTCACCGCCTCAACAAGGGTTTCACGAGAAGGCACACGCTCGCCATCAATAATCTCATTCATTTGCGCCATACTTTCAGTGAGTCTGGAAAATAATTTGCTATCCATTGTTACCACCCCTCATTTAATGCTCTCAGGATCTTCTTCTCTGATTCACTAAGGTCATCTTTGATGCCTTTCTTATAAATCAGTAACAATCTGATATGGGAAACATCAACCTTGTAATAATAAATAACACGTACACCACCGCGCTTACCTTTACCGCCAGAAGACCAACGAACTTTGCGTAACCCGCCTGTGTGCTGGATTACATCACCAGAAGTTGGGTTATCGGCAAGGTACTGCTGAAATTCACGGTATTCATCATCGTTTAGCAATTCTTTACAGTCTTCGGTAAAGATAGATGTCTCGATAAATATCATGTTTCAGTGCGCCATTGGTGTATATATAGAATAATGATAGCATCCTTATGCTATAAGTCAATGGCGTACATATGGGAGGAATTGAAGAAAAAGAAGCCCATAGGGCTATTGTACGATGGCTGTCGTGCACCAATCCTGTCACTTCTTTTTAGCTGCCTTGTCCAATACAAAAGCATGAATCAAAGCAATGACAAAAAGAAGAGTTCCGTATACCCACCATGCGAAAAAATTCCGACCTTTGGAGTTAGCTAACGCCGCTGGAATAAGACCAATTAAAGCAGCAGTAATCCAAAATTCAGGCAAATCAAAACCACCTGTCATAGCTTTAGTCGTCCTTTTTTGAATTTCCACTTAACATACTTACTGCGCGAGCAATACAGTAAGGTACTACGGCACATGCTACTGCAATGGCCGCCCCCGCAGCTTCTTGTGGGGCGCTTTCAGCCATAGTTAGTGCTGGCAATAATCCCGCAGCAATACCAAAAACTGAACAAAAAAAAACAGCAAGCCACAATATACGCATGTTTTATACTCCATTATTGATATTTAATATTTTACCGCCATGAACTATTTTTCTACATATGAAATTATTGTCGCACAATCAGCATCTTTTAAGCTGTGCATTGTTGCCATTCCCATAGAACACAGCTCCTTGAGTTGCCTAACAGCAAGTTTTGCATACTCATAACCATTAGAATCCATTTGTTCTTTAGCTATCTTCAATTTACTTTTTGATGAATCTGTCAAGGTAAAAGAATCCATTGCAGCAGCTCCACTAGCTTGCATTTTTATAGCTCGTTTTACATAAAAACCGTCCAGTGATGGATTATCCCTAAAGAAATCATCTAGTGTATTTTGGGATTTTTGTTGTGATTCTTTATCATCTAATTTTTTCTTCGCTATAGATGATGTATTTGATTGAACGCCTCCCTTGTTATCTTTTGCTGCAATTTGTCTATACAATTCTGTAGATCGCTTATACCAATTCAGTAGGCATTCTTCGGTATCACAGTTTTTTTCGCGCAGTTTCCAGTTTTGCTTAGCTAGAGCCTTAAAATCGTCAGTATTACCCGTGATCAGCTTTGCTTGAAGATAATCCACATACAAAGCATCGTCAGCCTGAGATAAAGCCGGGGTAGAGCAAATCAACTTCTCAACTTTACTAACTGCCTTAGAACAATCAAAACTTGCAGAGTTAGCAACGGCAGATACAAAAAATAAGGCGGCGGCAACTTTCTTTAGCATCCTTGAACCTCACACAATGATTAATTTGCTCCAAGTATAACCACAATGCTCAAATAAAACACAGGCTAAACAAATTAGTGTTATGCTGTACACATAATATCAACTACTTTGAGGTGCAATGTAATGAGATTAATCAAAGCCGTACTCCTTATAATTGCCACTGTAATGGCATTACCTTCTCTGGCAACAGGGAATAAAAAATATGAGTCGATGACGGATGCTGGTAATAATTTCTATATGGATATTCGGAATGGTGAAATATATGGCATCTATTATGCCCCTAAACCAATTGATGGTGTGAGTGCTTGGATAGGATGCTCCGATCCATTTACAGATAGAGTTACTATTATCTCTACTTTGCCAGACGAAAGAACGATTGAAAAATTCAAGGTTAAAGACAGTAAAGGTGATTATGTAACCTATGATATTTCACCAATCTATAAAGACATCCCTAACTTTGCGCGTGGCTATATAAGCTCCTTGATTAAGCAGGATGCCAAAATAAAACTAACTTCCCGTGTCTGTGGCAGCGGCGGTTTCTCTACCTTTGAATCTGCTGAGCTTGTTAAAAAATCTTAAGCTAAGCAGGTATTCCTGCTTAGCTCATTGAAGCATAAAACCCCTAATTGTTGTGTGTCCAACTTTCGGGGGTTCATTTCACGGGACGGGTTGCAGAGACTGTATATTACTCTGGTTTAAACATTGGTATATGTAATGGTTGAGTTCCCATTCTGGAGCAAGCAGACTGAACGTATTCCCTCCAGTAAGGCCAAATGTGATAGGTTACATTGTTTTTTGAAAAAGCCTTTATCTCTTCTTTGGTAAGTTTTTCTTTAGATGCATAGAGAACCTCAAATTCAGCAGTTATCATATATACCGTATCTTTCTCATCGATATCTTCTTTGCCTTCCTTAATTTCTACGACACGAATACCAACTTCCACGTCAAACACATAAGCGTGGTTTTTATTGCCATCTGTAGATAACTCTTGTACTGATATATCACCTCGGTAGTCCTGTTTTTTCACTTTCATTTCTGAGAGTCTTTGATCCATAAAAGAGGCGTTTATATCAGGATTGATAGAGAAATAACCGTTACGAAATAATACATTAACTATCTTTAATTTCTTTTGTGCTTCCTCAAGATGCGAAGGCATACATAGTCTCCTTTGTACCCATCTCTTCCATGTCGGTAAATTGCCTATTAGTAATGCCTTTTTTCTTAAATTTCATTGGCTTGACGGAAGAGACTGCCTTTGCTACCACGTTGTTGTGTAGGCGTATTCTCCCCTCTACCAACGTAAGCGCTTCTAGTGTCTCATTTTCGTCCTTCCACTCTATATCGTCAGGCTTTTGGATTAAAACATCCAGAGGTATACCAAGCCCATAGTGCAACTTCTGAATCATTGCCATGCTCAGCTTTCTTTTACCGCTCAACACTTCTGATACCTTTGACGCTGAACCAAGATATTGCTCCATATCTTTGCGCGTTAACCCTGCTTGATCCATTCTAAATAACACAGCATCTAGAGGGGATGGTTTTTCTGTTGGATAATGCACTGACTCATAACGTTCTATAAGCAGAGCCAGTAGCTCTAACTCATCTGAATCAGGAGTGTTTTCCTCAGGGTTTAAGTCCATTAACTCTGTCAGTCTAATCATTGCAAGGTCATAATCTTCATCACTTTTTATGATTCGCGGCTTAAACTCAGTCATTTTAGCCTCCACTTATCATATTCGGCATGAGTTCCAATATGTTCAATTTTCACTATCCCATTAATGTATCTGATTTGAACAGCGAGGCGATAATCATTCCCCTTTATGTTGAACACCACTCTGTTATCAGGCAAAAAGCTCGCAGTAGAAAATCTGTTTTTTATATCTTGCGGGCTGCTCCAGCTTGCTGATTCTACCTCAGCTATCCAAGCATTAAGTGCTCCCTTTGTCTGATTATGCTTTTTCCAAAAAGAAACTATTTCCTTTTTCCCCATAATTTTCATCGGCTGAGAAGTTTCCTTTGCAAGATTCTACACCTTAATTCCCAAAATGGGAACGGTGTTAATTTAACCAGTCAGTTATCGCATTATTGCATGTCTAATCGTGACAACTTACCTTGAATGCTTGCAATACCCTACATTACTTTAGTTAAAGTATGATCAGAAATTATCCAAATTGTGAGGATGATAAAACTTTAACGCAGCTTAACTTTCCACCAGCCATCAACTCATCGATGTCATAATCTGAGAAAGGCTCAATCTAGCCGCTTCTCCTGCATCTGTTACAGTTCCAGTTACCGTATTAGCTGTAGTGGTTACGTTAATATCTCCGTTAAGGTCAACTTTGACATTATTAGTTGCACCCGCCATAGGCATGTTACGTATTCTGTCGGTTTGAGCAAGGAACTCATGAGGGGCGTTCATGTCCATATTAGGGATAAGCGGCTGATTCATCCTTGCTTGGAAGTCAGAGATTGATTGTGCAATACCTTGCGCCTTCCGATCCTGTAGCTCTTTCTCCCTGTATTTTTTGACCTTCGGAACATATTCACGCGTCTGGGCTGGCATATTTGCTATTCCTTTTTCCTTTAGATTCCCTATCCCTCCGTTATAGGCTGCTAACATGCCATCTGTGCTGCCTGTTTGTTTAAGTAACCAGCTCAAGTATCTAGCTGCGGCATCGCCTGATTTATACCAGTCAAAAACATCATTACCTTTCAATCCATATTCGGCGGCGGTTGGTGGCATGAACTGAAATGGGCCTTTTGCTCCTTTATTGGAAACCTCAAATCGATTACCCGAAGATTCAGTCATAGCCACACCATACAATATCCCCGCGGGCAGCTTATATTTTTTCTCCAGCTCTATAAAATACCCTCTCATGGCATTGAGGGCGGCCTGACCTTTAAGGTCATTGGCGTTTTTAGAGTGAACATGGGTTTTGGATGCAGATCTTTCCTTGCTTTTTATCAATGCAGCATCAAAAGTTTTGGAGGCTGAGCTAAGGACATCTTTTGCCACACCTGACCAACTGATATTTCCTTGCTTATCCGTATTCTTTGATATGGTTTCTGAGATTTTACCGGGAATATCGGTAGCCACAGCTAATTGAGCCATTCCCCCACCCGGAATCAAATCACCGAATCCAGCTAGAGCGGCTCTTGTTTTATCTTTTGGGTTTTCGGCTTCAATCACATTTTTGGCTGCCTGGGTTCTCTTAATCCCTTCCACTGCCATCTTGCCTAAATTATCTCCCAGTTTATCCCAGTCAAAATCATCAATCTTGTTTTTGAAATAAAAGAACGCTGCAAGAGCGCCGCCGACCAGCAAGCCGGGAAGACCAAAGAACCGGATTAATCCCAGTCCGGCTAAACTTAACGTCGTCAGGATGCTTGCTAACCACGGCCCACCAAAGAATAAGGCAAATCCACCGAGAGCCAGCTTAAAATTATCCAATTCACCGTTAGTATCAGTAAACCACTTACCAATGGTTGTGCCTTTGAACCATTTTTCCAGCTTCTCTAGCTGCTCCATAATCCATACGAATGACTTGTGCATCGTGCCCCAGTCAAAGAATGAATCCTTGCCTTCCTTCCAGCCCTTGTAATCGTCATGCAGTAGCCACAGAGCAGCAACAAAAGCGAGAATTAGCCCCGTTCCGGTTATTAACGGCGCAAATAACCCCAGCATTGCTAAAGCTGCCCGACCGACTACAGGAATTAAAGATAAGCCGATAACGGTCGCTATCCCCTGAAAGAGCGTGATTGTTGTATCGCGATGCTTATTCAGATAATCCAAAAACCCACTCACCATCGTAGACAGCTTGAGTAATCTGGGAGTGAGATAATTAGCAATAATGGTTTTCAGCCCCTCCCATTGCTGGCTGAGTACCGAATTTTGTTCCCTGAGTTGGCGATTTAGTTCCAGCTCTTCCTTGGTGGAAATGACGATATTCTTTTGTGCATCCAGTCGCTTCTGAATGGCTTCACGACCTTCTAGCAGGGTATTGATGGTTCCGTCATCCAATCCCATGCTCTTGCCGATGTTATAGGCTTGCGGGCGCTCCATCTGAGACATGCTGTCAGCCATATCTAACAGAATATCGTCCAGCTTCCTGATCTTCCCGTAGGAATCCACCACCCCAACACCTAGCGCATTGAAAAATGGCAATATAGACGCATCACCCACAGTCACTAAATCCCACAGTGATTTATTGAGGCTGGACATCGTGGCCGCCATGCCGTCAGCACTGCCACCTGACATCTCGGCTACATTCTGCCATTTCTTGATGGTGTCCGCGTTCATGCCAAGGTTTTTACTGAGGAAGTGGAGCTGATCGTTTGAGCTGGATATCTCGCTAACCAGTTTTGCTAATCCACTGGAAACAAAAATCGTCGTGAACAGGCCAGCTAATGCTTTAACCGCACCGTTAATCGTCTTTTCCCAGTCCTGCGTTTTATCCGTCACGTCGGTGATATTATCAGAAAAACTCAGCACAACATTGGAAGTGCTTTTAGTGGTTTTGCCGACAGCTTCAGTCGATTTAGTTAGGGATTGATTAGACTGGTTTAAATTTCTGGTGCTGCCCGCGGCTTTATCGGTTCCATCAGACCATTTTACGACAGCCGTAGATGCACCGTCAGCTTTCTGATCCAGATCATCAAGCGCTTTAATCGCTTTATTCGCATCGTTTGCAAAGCCGGACATGTCCAGCTTGAGCGCAACAAGTAAGGTATCAACGAGAGTGGCCACTGAGTCTCCTTTTATTGAGATATAAAAAAAGGGCGCTCAAGCGACCCCGTTATTAGTAATTAAGCCTGCTTTTCACCACGTCAGGCGAGGTTTTATTACTGCTGATAACGGTGGTAAATATGAACTTCCACCAGCAGAGTACTATTTCCGCTCTAACTCAAAAACTCGACAAGAAGTAAGAGGCTTAGTTTATGATATAGGCAAAACAGTTAACTCAAAACCTGCTGTTTTAGTTACTGAGTCTAATGGAATAAGTTGGCAAGGACTTAATAAGGCTTAATCTTCGTCTGAATCATATGTAGGCTCTTCACTTTCCAAGGCCGCAAATGCTTTTCTTACACTGTGACCTAGGTATCTAGCCGTGTTATCGGGCAAATCAAATGTCTGTTGGTACTTGATTCTCAGTAGATCTGCCAGAACTTTTATTGCCGCTTCTTGTGAGTCATACGATAATTCTTCAAATTCATTGTTTTTCTCCAATTGTTTAATTTATCCGATTACACCGACCAAGCACTGCATTTACCGGGCTAAACGCATCGCTACTACTTAACGCAGCGATTATCCCGGCGTTCTGAGTGCCAATCAGGTAAGTAAAGTTGCTATTATCCCGGATGGCCCGATAGGAAACTTCTGTCTTGCTGCGCGAACCCGTACCCAAACTGGCGCTAAAGTAACCCCATGAACCCGACGGCCTAGCACCCATAGGCATAGCAGGATAGAGGTCGACGCCAATATATTTACTGTTCCCATCCGTACTTATATTCATCATCACTTTCGGGAAATACCCGGACGGAAAGTTTCTGAGGTTTTTCGGGTCATTGAAGATATGCGCGGGGTACATCTCGCAAAAATAGTTACCGTCGTAAATATCGAGCTTGCCCGCATCATCGGTATAGATGCCGCTATCTGCCAGTAACGCACACGGGAACAACAATAAAGCAATAGCTATTGGCTTTAACATTCGTCACCTCACGTAATGATGAGTTTGATTTAATTATAGCCACCCTGAGAGAGTCAAGTTAGTCAGATTTACTTAACTCCTCTATCAACCGCTTGTTATATTCGCTGACTTGGTTTATTTCAATCAGGTTCAGCGCAGCTTCCAGTCCGTATATCGTCGAGAGTTCGTGGTAGGAGGCATATCCAGATGTCACGACCTGATACACAATACTGGAAACGTTATTAGGTTCTGCCATCACGCCATCTCTTAGCGGCAGGCCAGCTCTCAGTTTTTCGAGTCTAAGCCAGCGCCTTGAGTTAAAAAATCAATGTGGATAGCCAGCGCCTCCTTTCGCAGTAGGAACATGGTCTTAACGTCCCTGATATCAGAATTGAACTCGATAGCGCGGGCATTGCCACCAGACGGAACGATTTGTACACAGTCGAGCAGTTCATTTAACAGTGGAATGCCATCCTCTGCTCGAATGTTGGATAACGCCTTAATGGCAACCTGTGCTATTGCCATCATTCCCATTGATGGACGGAGATCGCCAATATCAACACCACCATTGGCGATCGTGAATAACGCTCTCATCGCCCAGTCGTCCGCCTTAACAATAGGCATTTCAGTGATAACAAACATTTTGCCAGCATCACGGCCTGACTCGATAGTGATTGTTTTGGATTTCAGGTTAGACATTATGCGATTTCCTCTGCGCCGTTAGTGATCATGTTGAATTCGTAGCTGGTTCCGTCCAGTAGTTTTTTGCCGCTCGCACCACCTGTCATACTGATTAATCCACCCGTACCGGAGTAGCGTTTTTTGATGGAGGGAATTTCCACCACAATATCAATAAATCGCGTTTCCTTATTGCTGTTAAAGTCTTTTCGGATGTTCTCTAGCACTTGAGTAGAGGGACTATTCGCCTCTAGATATAACGTCCACTGCGTTTCGTGGGGGACGTAGCCGACAGATTGCTTCCCGTCCACCCCAATACGAGTTTCGCCTAGCGTGACCTTACCAAACTCCCATGCATTATCTGCCTGAAAGCCCTGAATTTGGACGTAATCGTCGTACACTCCTTTGCATCTCAGCATGAGTACGGCATTCGCTGAGGTAATCGTGTTTGGGTTATGCCCCATTGTCATAATATTTGCTCCTTACTGGACGTTAATTGATGGAAGCTCGACTTTCTGGACGCTGCCACCGTCTGCATACCAGAATTTCAGTGGCATGGATTTGCGTAATCCGCGAGTCTGTGCAGGAGTATTATCAATCGATACACACCACCCTTCAGCCTGAATCTGAGCCGCCGCATCAAAGCCTGCCTCGACGTTAATCTGTTTTTTCTGTTGCTCAGACAAGACGACGCCGCGTTGGATGCCGCCGAACCGTAACATTTGGTCTATAGGATCTTTAAGGGCGGCACGGTGGATAGCTTTTCCGGTTTCGTTATAGGGAATGGATTTGAAACTGGTGAGCATGGTCATTAATGCCAGTTGCAATTGACTGTTCAGGAATACCTGATTGACGTAACTATCCAACCACTTGAATTTGCCGGAAATAGAACCCTGATTAACGAATATAAACCGGTCGTTTGCCGTACCGTAAGCGCCGTAGAAGTTGAATCTCAACCGTAGCAATTCATCCGCCAGCGCCTTATCAGTCACGGTGGGCTTTAAACCCTCCTGACGGCGGAATGCAAATGTTGCTCGACCGTTCAGCTCATTGAAATTCAATGACGCCGCATAGGTACAGGCAAATGCACCGTGAGTGTGGTCGCCGTACATCAGGCACGTTCCACCGATATCAGATTCGAGAATGGCGCTAGAAATTGTCTCCAGCGCTACCAAATCACCGATGGAATACAGCACATGCACATAACGGTCATTTTGCAATGTCACCCATTTAGAAATGGCTATTTTCTCGTCTGTACTAAAATCATCGCCAATTGCCATAATGGAAACAAAATTAGTTACTGATTTGGTAATACGCGGCATCAGCTCATCAATAGTATCGGCATTGATACCCTCGTTTTTCTGTGCGCCCGCTTCCTCTGTCAGCCCCATGTATTCAGCCAAATCACCAGAACCGAAACTGATAGTGCCGCCCGTACCTTTTTTCGCGCCTTCAATGGCAAATGTACGGCTGGTAACATCATATTTGCATATGCCAGCTTTAGTCAGTGACACAGACACAGCCTCGGCCAATGCGGAATAAGATTTAATGTCGGCGGGCGTGATAGTGACTACCTGACGCTTACCGTCAATATCTAACTCCAATCCCTGCGGTATATGGTTAAAATCCCTGACGGGTACTTTGCTACCCACCAGCTTTGCAGCCTGATTGGTTGTCACCATTGACGCAATATACAGCGTTTCGGGTCTGGTTGTTGAGCCGACAAAACCCGAAAAGTAGACCTGTGCCGCTTCGTATTCTTTAGACTTCGTTCCGAAGATTTCTGAGACCTGTTCGGCGCTGCCGAATGCCTTCGCATCTAACATAGCACTAGGTGTGCTTTTGGTAATAAAAATAGCGTTCAATGCCAGAGGATTTCCGCCCGTGCCAACGACGCCGGGCAAAACGCTGACAATGTCACTCGCCGGAATAGTATTCATGGATATTCCTTAAATAGAGTTGAGATCGAGAGAGAATGAATCAGTGCTGTCCACTGAATAGGTGATTTCAGGGTTATATTGCAGTTTCACTTCAAGCATCACACGGTTTTCATACTGGTTGGCTTCGTTCACCAAAACCATTTTGCGTGGTTGCTCACTGTAGAGTGGCTGACATTTCTTGAATCGAGCCGTGGTATAACTCGACTGCCACAGGTTCGCCACCACCCGCGCGCGTGAATCAGCCTCATCACCGTAAAAATCTAACTGCATCGTCAGCTCTACAGAACGTTGCGCCGTAATCTCTGACGATTCGTGATGGTAATAATTAGCGATGTAATCAATGTCTCGTTCAAACAGAACATGCATTACAACGCCGTTTTCAAGAGCAGGAACATCATTTTGATATCCCTGAGTAACGTCGCACTGAAATAATTCAATGAGATATTTTCTAACCTCAATGAATAAATCAGCGTGAGTAACTGTTATTGTCGCCATAGCAGCACCTTAACCCATGTCGGATAAGACTCAATCACTTTGGTGACATTCCATTCGGATATCTCATCTTCCCCGTAAGCGGCAAATTTCATCCGGTCTGAGCCTTTCTGCTTCGTTCTCCGGATTGCTGAAATCTGTCCTCTGGCATAGGCATAGATGAATTGACCCTGCTGATTGATGACGCCCAGATGTTCTAAATCCTGTGTACTGAGGCTCTGTAGCTGGACGGTGATTTCATGCTCAGAATATTTGGGGATCTGCTTACCGGCATCGGTTGTCGTATAGCCATCATTTGTCAATAGAACAGCGCTGATATTCGGGTTAACGGTGGTGATGAGGCTATTGGCGATATTTTTAACGTTAATCATTTCTCTCCCTTGATCACTTCATAATCAATTGCCCGTTGCATACTGCCGGAATCCACCAGCGTTTGACCAGGTGATGCGCGTCCCTTACGGGTTTTTGCAGCAATAGTTGCTGGGGCATTCGGGGGCGGCAATGATTGTTCAATGCTATCTTTAATATCCGCTGCCATCACCATACCTAACGTGTTAAATGTTGCCTCAACACCACCTTCATCTTGTAATCGCCCCCGAAGCTGAGCACCAATGAGCCGCCCCCATTCCCCTGATTTATTGGCGATGGTAGTTCTCATAAACGGACGAGGTGGAATATTTTTCGTGCCGAATTCATTCGCGGCGGCATAGGGCGCGATTGGCTCGCCTGTATCTTCGTTGGTCGCACCTGCCAGTACCCCTGCCTGTACTTGAATGGTTGGTGTGCTGGCGATCCTTTCCAGTGCTGCTCTGAGCTTATCCCCACCTTTGATAGCCATGATCTACCCCCACGGGTGATAATGTTTCACTGCTGAATAGCGTCCACCTACAACATATTTGCGGGTTGCCTGCCAGTACATTTGCCCGCATGGCGTTATTTTAAACCATGAGGCATTGGCTACGTCTGGTACAGCAAACGAGACACTGACTGACCCCTCTGTTGCGCTGGCTGCTGGCCCCGCCCTATCGTTGTTTCCCCATAATGTTACTGTCGCAATATGGCAGGTCAGTAAGTGCAACAGTGTCTTGCGTTCCTGTATGCCATTGGGCTCATAGGGAATAATCGAATTGTCGGAGTTGTCCAGCAGCAGGCAGGCTACATCAAACGCCTGTTGTAATTGCCCGTCCGTCAGGATGCCGGTAAATCGAGGATACAATTTCAGGAACTCGCCACTGTCGAATGTGACGACGGCCATCAGGCGTTCTCCTTCGCAGGTTCTGTAGTGGTTTTGCTGGTATCAACTGGTTCACGACCGTGGCGAAGCTCTTTTTTCTCGCGGGCTTTATCGTTGGCACTCGTCTCTTTCTCATCCCAGATACAGAGGTTATTTCTGAAAATTTCCATCTCGCCATAGGTTTTCAGGATGTAATCCCATTTATCTGCATCGACCGTCGTTTCTCCATAGAGACCAATGGGAAGTTTGCCTTTTTCCTGTCCAAACAAATGAAAAGCGTTTCCTTTCAACACGACGCTGGAGCTGTCCGGCATGGGAAATTCGATTCCGTGCGGGTGATTCAGGCGAACGCTGACGGTTTTTCCTTTTGACATACTACTTTTCTCCGACATAAAAAATGACCTCCTGAGAGGCCATAAATTTTGATTGTTGTGTATGGGTTACATGCCTGTCATTTGAGCTACAGCGGCAGGGATTCGGATCACTGCGCCGTAAGTAGTGGCAGTGAATTTCTGCGAAAATGAAGACAACTCAGGCACAATACGTCCTGCACGCATTTTCTCTCCAAATCCTAGCAACCCTGTTTCCATGCCTGCTACTTTGGGGGCGATCATCTGCATAGTTTCACCACTCGCTCCGCCCAGTTGTGGTAAGTTCACAAACTTGAGGTTACTGAAATATGTCAACAGCATTTTCATGACCGATACATTGAAATCAGTTGCATCCCCAAGCTGTACGCGCAATGTTGGCGTTATGGCTAGAATCAACTCATCACGTTCAGAGACTAATCCCTGAGTCTGATTAACCAGGCGAGCAAACAGATTCAGCACGTCTTGGTACTTTTGCCGGGTATTTTTATCAACCCACTTAGTTGAACCTTTTTCTCCCGAAGGAGCGGCGGTTATTGCGGGGGGTAAGTTTGGATCATTTAGCGCACCGTAAATCTCACGACCAGCCACCCCCAACAAATAAAATTTATTACTATCAATGTCGATGGTTGTCGCAGCAGCACGCTGTTTATCTGCGGCTAAATTAATTTTCGCCCCAGATGCCATATCTGCTTCTAAATCACCATACTGAATGACAGTCTGGTAGCGATATTGTTCGCGAGTGTGCCACTCATTATTTGTACCGGCCTTGCCGGAATTTCCAAAATCCGAGTATGCCACTGTCCAACCTGAAACTTCATTCGCCCGCCACTTCATGTATGGCGTTGTCCAGTCTCCGCGTTTCTCTTCACTATACAATTCACGCGCATTACGTGGCGCAGTGAGTATTTCAATAACTGTTGGGTCTACATAGGCCAGCAATTCAGCCGGGACGGTAGAGTTTGGTGAGGTGACTAACGCCGCATCCTGAATCAATCGCGGCATATTATCACGGGTGATCCACTCGCGGGCACCATTGAAAACAAAGCCGTATTTTTTGGCCTGCTCAAAAGAAAGTTTACTCATTCTGTTCTCCGTACACGCATAACAGAGTCCACCCATTATTGCAGAGTGTCGTCATGCGTGAATATATCAGTCGGTAATTAGGCGGCGTGCCAGTTAGATATGATGGCTAGGTTACTATCAGCATCGTAGTATTTGACAACCCAGTCTGTTTTAACGTGCCCTTCAATCGTTGCTTTAGCATCGGCTGTCTGAATGCTGCCATCAGTCGTGGATGCAAACACGGTTTGACCAGTAGCTGCATTCTGATTTGTTGGTGCACACCAGTAATCACCACGAACCGCTATCGTGACGTCAGTTTGATCGGGGATCGTCATTGTTCCCGGTGATATCAGGTTGTAGTTGTAGTACGCCAGTATGCGTTCAACAAAGCCAATCGGTGCATCTTTACCTGTTGTGGAGGCTTTCACTTGCCTAAACGGATCTGTGCCTGCAAAGACAAAATGACCGACAGTGATATCGCCTTCCGCTCGTGGGTTTCCCTGCGTGTAAATTACGGGGTTTTGTGTGGCTCTGTCACCGGGAACTGCCGGAGCGTAGTACAGTCCGACCTGTTTTTGTAATGCCATAATAACCTCTTAAACTTTGATGTTTTTCAAGCCCGCAAATGGACCTTCTAGACTACTTGGCGCGGCATCCATAACCAGATTCTGTGTGAATGCAGAAGGCTTTTGCGCTGCCAGTATATCCACCATGCCTTTATACGCGGCTTTGTCGTATTTATTGGGGTCATAGCCTTTGTTTTTCAGTGCGTGCGCATAAATCGCTTCGGCGCTGTCAAAAGCCATAATGTCCAGTTCACCCACCAGCGAGCGGACTTTTTGCCCGGCTTCATTGAGTGCCCGGAAGTGCCCCTTGGTCTGTTCAATAGCCTGCTGACGGATGGTGTTAGCGTCCATCGTGATTACTGGCTCCCGATCCATGGCTGGCGACTCCTTCTTGTTATCACCTGTGTTTTCTCCTGTTGGGTTATTATTCACCGTCTTAGGGACTTCTTTTACCTCTCCGTTATCCCCAACGGGCGTAGAGGCTGAATCGCCCTCTGCTAGTTCATGGGCAAACTGCATACCGCTAATAAAAGTCTGTACTACGGCTTCGTCATCTGTAGCTAACCCTAAGCTCGTCATTTTCTCTTTGACGGCATCATTATCTATCACAAACTCAGTCGGCTTCTGGTTTTCAGCTGACTGAGCCGCATTCGGGTTATCCTGTGTGATAACGCTGTTATTTTCTGCACTATTCGGTGCTGTGTTTTCTGGCGACATTACATGTTCCTGTAATTGAGACGGTAATCCGTCATGTACGTACACATCGGGACCTGCCCGACCTTCTTTAACCAGTGCAACATGATTCCCTCGGATATTTCTCATGACGAAATCATATGGGACACTGTCAAACTCACCCGATGTGAAATCAGGCTCAAAAAAATAGCCACAACTGAGTTCCTTTAACGAACCATCCTGAATAGCATTAATTGCCATCTGGTCAGTTACGGTCAATGCGTTATCCAGATAGGGTGAATCCCAGACTGGAGTTGTACCGATAGAACCTATTCGTAATTCTTTTAATGGCTGTCCGGCACTATCCTGTTTATGGATATAGAGCAGAGGAACGCCGTTAAAGGCAGATTTAGCTTTTTCCAACTCTCCGGCGGGGCGATAGCCGTAATAAAGTCGATCTGGCTCTAATTCCAGATTCTCCCAACCCGGAATCTCTCGCCCGATATACGGTACGACCTGCTCTTTGGTGAGGTGCGTCCGTGAGACGTGAAGGTAGCCGTTTTCATCAATGCGTCGCCGGCTTCCCTCGTCAAAGACGACCGAATTTGTTTCTTTAGGCATAAGTTAAGAACTTCCTATTGGAGGAATAACAGGGCGAAAATCACACTTGCAGTTAATCAGCTCTCCGGGGTGAATATGCCGCTGCACATGCGGGTCATAACAGCCCTCACTGAGTGTGAAACGCTGACCGTTCATCTTGATATGTGATTCACGGTAGGATTTACTGCCACCCGCACGGTGTATCCAAATTCCCTCAGCGATCCCCGATGATTTGCAACGTTCCCGCGCGATAGCATTAGTGGCTTTAGCGTTCTGGTCACGGGCAATCGTTTTAGCGCGGTTTTCAGTCAGGCTATAACGTTTCTTTAGCTCTTCTTTCAGGAATCCAATATCTCGCCCATTGACTACGCTCTGTTGTACCAGTGTTTGAACTTGTGTCAGATATAGCTCAGGAATGGACTTAATCAGACTGACTTGCTGCTCGTACAAGCTATCTAGCACGTTTTGTACAGCAGGAGTGAGCCGCATATTGACGGTGATACTGTCTGCTTTTAGTTTGTTTTTCACCGAAGTTGACGCATAGGTATTAGCTCGGTTAACAAACCATACCGCAATAGAGTCTGCTATTTGGTTGAACTTCATTCTCCATCTTCCCATAACCGAGAACAACTTTTGGTTCAACTCCTTAGCCGGGGAAGCATCACTGACAATGTTAGGCTGCTGGCGTTTGTATTCTGCCGATATCCAGTAATCAACCGAGTCCGCCATTTCCTGTATCAACCCCTGCATTCGGCGGTAGTACTCCCTCTCCAGCCCAGCGTTGGGGCGTGTAGACTTGCCCGTTTTGGCTTTCCGTTTCTTCCCCATAATTAACCTCTGGAACATCATCAACATCAATGCCGAAATAATCACCATCAGGATCAGCGGACAAGCGTTGCCTGACCTCTTTCTCTGAGATAACCCCTGTATCAATCAATGAAACATCCCGATCAGTCTTAATCTTCTGTGTTTCTGCCGCTGCCTTGGCGTCATCCTTATTCAAATCAACAAAATCGAATGTGACGGACTGAACCAGTCGACCCAGTGTGACAATTTGGATAATGTCAAGCGCCTTTTGCAATCCTGCGCGGAAGATTTTTTCCTGCTGACTCTTAACGTGGTCGTTGTAGTTACGGATATCACTGTCCCCGGTCGCATTGAATCCGCTAGGGGATATACCTAATGACTTCACGGCTGGAGTTCTGTTAATCACCACAATTAATTCCAACATTTGACGGACGATATCAGTCACACCAGAGAGCGGAGTCTCTAACTTGACAATATCCTCCATATCCTTATCAATCGCCAAAATGCCATCGTTTGAGCGAATGGAAGCCAAATAAGCCAGCCGCCCATCTAATGATCTGGTTGCATTTGGATTGGTTAAGATATCTTCCATATTGGTTTTAAATGCAGTTAGAGAGAATTTCTCCAGTAACCGCGCGGCTGATGTCCGACTGTCCTGAAAGTGGATCACGTAGTCATACAGCAACTGCGCCTGTGGCATCCCCATAAAATTGTATGAAGGTTTCAGTAGAATCGGGACTTCATTACCACAAATGCGTATTAGACGGGAACCGTGAACTTCTTTACCCAGTATCCACCATGTATCAGGGCTAAAATAGCGTGGACTCAGTGGGTCAGTGCTTTCATATCTGCCCGGAAAGATATTGATAGGTTCCACCAGCACAAAGCGTTTGAAATTTTTCAGTTCTGCCGATTTTTCTGAGATATCCAGTGGCATCAGTAATTGATTATCTGTAGCGCCCGTATCAATGAATATTAAGCAGCCGCCGAAATAACCGTTATATTCAGCCGCCTTGTGAAAAATATCTTTGACTCTAAAATTAATCAGGGCGTCTTCAATCGCTTTTTTGTCTTCGGTACTGTCACCTTGGCTGTCAATATCCACCGCTTTGATGCCTATCCACTCCCGTGTCATATCATCAACCACGGTTTCAATACAGGCTCGGATCAGGCCGTTCTGCGTGAGCGAGGATAAAGCGGCATAGCCCATAAATGACGGCCCCAGAGCATAACCTTGACCGTGCTCCCATGCGTGCTGGATCAGAGTATAGGCTCCAGTAGAACTTAATGAGGCATCCATTGCTAGCGTGACTTCTTTGGGGGTGCCTAGTGTTTTTGCCGGGCCATAAATATCTTTGACTTCTTCATAGGTCGGGATGTATTGCCTATCATCTAATTTTTCCAAAAGGGATTCAGACAAAGCCAATCCTCGCCGTGGCTTTGCAGCCTGACGCTTTTTATTTCTTGCCATAGTAATTTTTACCAACGAGTAGCGTGACGTGAATTGCGTATCGCCTGATTAATAATATTCTGATTCATGCTGATCCCGCGTCTCTTTTGATACAGGTCGCGTAACGCCTGCGTCATACAATCCACCACATCATCATGCGCCCCCACTGGGAATGTAGTGATTTCATTCACCGCATCCACTACCCAGGGTGCCGTATCTGGATGAGGCAGGTAAATATTGCCCGCTTCCCACTCAGCAGTGACCGCATGAGCGCGGGCGACTTTACTACCGTCCGGCTCGACGGGGATCAGCCCTGATATCGTATTTTGCAGGGTGTTAATAACCGCAGGGCCATTGGCTTTGTCTTCCACCAGCTTACGGCGACCATCAGGAAAATCTTTAGCCATTTTCTTAACTGCTTTCAGGGTTTCAGTAAATGTCATACGTGCACGTGTTTGATGCAATAAATAAGAGTTTGCCCCTTTTTTACCCCACACTTGACCGACCACATAGTCAGTGCCCTCGCCATCCTTAAAAGTCATATCCCAGCTATGGATCACCTTGTCGAATTTATCTGGTAAGTCTTTCGGTAGGTAATAGTTCACCCAGTCTTCTTTAAAGATCGTGCCACCAGAGGGCTTTGGTGATTGCTGGTACATCGCTGACCAGAAGTAATCGCCCAGAATGGCTTTAGTATCTAACAGTTTTTCGATGGGATGCAGCTCTGGTACTAGTGCCTCCCCTTGCTCATTGATAGCAGGAAAAGCCAACACCTTCGCTTTCTGACTGATCTTAATTACCTTGCCGGACAAATCATCCGTCGCCCAACGTGTCGCCATGATAATCTCACCGCTGTTTTTTGACAGTCGGGTCTTGAATGTAGAAACGTACCAGTTCCAGATCGCATTCTTGGTGGTTGCACTCAGGGCTTCTTTTGAGTTCTTGATAGGGTCGTCAATAATGCCTAAATCTACTTTCTTGCCCGTTAATGGACCGCCTACACCCTGGCCGATGTAACTTCCCTTGTGATCTGGAATATCAAAGCCGTTCAGATTGCGCTTTGCATCTATCCCGCTCTTGGGCCTATTACCTAGTAATGCATGTGGGAATAGATCGTGATATTCCTCGGTCATCATAATACGTTGAACATCACTGTTCATGTCCGAAGCTAATTCTTTACCGTATGACAACCCAGCCACACGTTTATCTGGGTACTTCCCGAAAAAGTAGGCAGGCAGATAACGTGAAACAATGTCTGACTTCCCGTGCTGAGGTGGTGCGCCCAATATAAGGATCGGGCGCTCACCTGCCACCATATCGAGTAGAAATTCGTCCAATGCCGCACAAACCTGTCGAGAGAAATCACTGGTAATATACTCAGGATTTATGTATTGGATGAACTCATGCAAACTACGTCGCGCTATCTCTCTCTCGATAGCCTCATCCAACATTGCATTATCAATATCCATGTCAGCACCGAAAGTGAGGAAAATAAGCGTTTCACACCAAAATCACCTCGAAATGATTTTCGGGATTTTGTTAACAAATCAGTCACAAATAATCACCCTAAAATCAGGCAGAAGAGTAAGGATTTTACCCGCTTGAGGTGACATTTTGCTTGAGTTGAAAATCGGCGATTCGCATAAGTACCATTATGTTAAATAGGGCTACTTTTCACGATTTTTTCTCAGTTCCATCAATTGCTCAAAACTCAGATGACTGAGGTCGATATTGTTCGGTGTCATGGTTCCGTCAGTAGAACTTAAATCAACTTTTTTAGCCGATTCCCATCCCATTAATTCAGACAGTTGTTTAATAGCCGCTTTCGGGTCATGGAGTTTTAATTTAATGCCGTCCTTACCAGTGGTCAGTTCGGAAATGGCGCTAAGTGCTGCCGGATTCTGCAACGCTGAATCTTTAAATTGCCATGTGGCTTGGAATACTGGCCTGCCCTCGTCGTCTTCACCTATCTGACTGTTACGGAACTCAGCGATATCATGGAGGGAAACACGACCCATTGCAGAAAGACGCTCTAAGGCTTCCTGGCGGCTCATAACAGCCTCAGAAACGGCTTGTTGGTTCATAGCATCGAGAAAAGTCTTAACGTTAGGATTTGTTAAGATTTCAGAAGAAGTTGCTCTGGCTGATTCATTTGTTTTGGCCTTTCCTCCTGCCTGTTTGTAGGCATCTGTTTGATTCAGTCCCTTCAAGATACCTAACACGAATTTCTGCTGAAGTTTCGTTAAGACATCAAAGAGAACCTTCTGCTCTTTTGTGAGCTGGTTTTTCTTTTGTGCCATTTCCTTCCCTTACTTCGATAACTCGCAAGCCATCTTCATGACCTGCTCTAATTCTTCGTGATTGAGTCCGTAGTATCGCTTGAGTTTGACGATATCCAGCAACATCTTAGCCTTAGCTTCTTCTTTAGGAGCAATATCAGGCACAGGTCTGATCGGACGCAGTCCCAGTGGTATCTGGTGCTCAGGCATATTTACCTCTCTGTAGTTGAATTCAGAACAAACAACTGGCTCGGTTTGTATTTTGATAAACACTTCCGCTGATAGTCTGCCGTGTCTCGATTAAATCAGCGCAGGATCGGCACTGCGCACAAATTCACGAAGCAATGCCTTAACCTGACGGACATTACCGCGACCACTTACTTTCAAACATGATGTATTGCCTGCGCGCTTATAAATGGCAACTACGCTTCCAATAGCCATTGTGATTACTGAGTAGTCACCTGCCTTTTGAGTTTCGATAAGGACTTTTTTCATATTTACCTCATTCAGAATAAACGACTAGACGTGAATTGAATTTATGGTTAAACGCCGGTGATTTGATTAACCACACCCGTCAAAAACTTACACAAAACTCTATCAAGCACCCGTTTTAGGTTACTTTTGCTCTTTCAATCGTTTTTCTTGTTCACTCTGGAACTCGGCTTTTGCCATAGCCCCTATTGCATAGATAGCACCCAGGACGAACCATCCCTGATACACAACAAAAATGACAAATGCAGTATCAGTCAGCATGTCGTAACACCGAAAAGGGGTAGGAATGTGTTTGTAATCTTTAACCAGTGAATCCCTGCCAAATAAATACCCTAAGAACTTAAGCACACCAAAGAGCCAACCAGCGAAATAACCAACATTCACAAAACCCTCGGTATTCTGTGTGACGCCAATAAACAAAAAGGACGCGATAATTGCATCCAGAATGATTGCATATATATATATTTCATCACTAGGTTCTCTTACCTTTGGGTTTCTCTGCCGAATACTTACTCGCCCATGCCTTGGCGATACTCAGACAATCATCAAACAACTTACCTTTCCGGCTGACTGAGGCTGAACGGCGGTAATGCTCTTTCGCCCGGTCACTCGCCATCCCTGCGATAGATGAAGAAAAGCCGAGCTTGATTAACTCGGCCTGTACGTTCTTCTCGATGAATTGTTCAGGGGTCATGCGGGTTCTCCCTCTTCATCAGGGAAATCCCCTAAATCACACAACTTGAACTGGATAAGGTCTTTCACCAGTTGCTCGGCTTTCTTGATTGCCTTCTTTTCTCTCTTGCGCAGCGTCATCAGGCTACTGCCTTTCTGCCCATGCTCAGCAAAAGAGAACTTCTCAGCATGGGCCACCCTATCTTGCATTTGTTGGATGGTGAGGTCTGTCAATCCTGAGAAATCGAGCAAGTTAATATCCTTACTGCCTTCCAGTTCCGTCATGTGATCGAATACTTGAGCTTGTAGTTCATAACTGTAACTCATTGCCATCAGACAAGCTTCACGTTTGGGGAATCGGTAGCATGGCTGGGTTCTGCCTTTATCATCCGTGTAATCGGCGAAAAATTTCGCTGATTGCTCTTCACCCAACACCTTGGGAACTTTCTTAAGAAAATCCTTGTGTTGCAACTTCCGGTATTTCTTGCAGGGGAATGTTAATCCTTCCGCCTCAGCTTTAGCCTTACGGTCAGCGTTGATGTAATCCACCATTTCCAGACTGGTCATGGTGGGTGCTTCTGTTACAGGCAAGTTTGTTTTCTTTGTTGTTATTAATTGCATAGGGTTTAGTTCCTTTTAGTGATAAACCTTGCGCTCCAGGAATGACCAGCCCAAAGAGGGTTAACCAGACCACTACCGGTATTCCTCAAGGCTTATCCTGAAAGGTTCTTTGGTGTTTGTGCTTCGAGCGAGAAGCGGCGAAATTCAGATATAAAAAATGCCACCAGCCCGTGTGCGCTGGGTACGCGATGGGAACGGGTGGCAGCATGGGTTATTCCTGTAGCCACTCAGGGAATGGACAGAGGAATAAAAAAGCCCCTGCTTATTCAGAGGCTCATTGGCATTCAGTCTTTATATAATCCTGCACCCCCAGAATTATTTGCTCTGGGGTGTAATCCCGCATTATTTTCCATCTGATTGTTGCCGATACATCATAATCACTAAACCACCTTTCGTAGCTATTTTCATGGTGCGACCATCCTGTATCCGGTCAAGTTCAAATGCATCGTACAGCTCGTTAACAGCCTTCTGTTTTTTCTCTTCTTTGCGGAGTTTGACACGCGCCGTGAAGAGTGATTCAAAAACCCATTTCCAAGCTCTAATCAAAATGTATAGGTAGCCAATAATCATTAGGCCACCGGTCATGCAGTTAATGATTGCCTCACTCATTATTCCCTCTACACTCAGCCCTAACATAATCCTGCAAATATCTCAGTTTTGCCCGGTCGTTGATGATGCCTTCTCGGATATCGAGAACATCTGATCCAGTTTCTCCAGTGAGTTCGACGGTGGTGTCATTGACCACGCCGCCGGAGGGAGTGGTTTCAGACACGGG